GGCAACCCGCGCCGTGTCACCGTTCATGGCCGCCTGTACGTGTTCGGTCCCGTGAAGGATCGCAACGAAGAAACCCACTACGTTGCCGAGGTGAAGAACGGCAGCCATGCCGAGACCTTCATGGGCAGTGGTGACTTCTACCGCTACGGTGAAGAGTTCGAGCCGCAGCCGACGCTCCAACGCGCGCCTGTCGAGCCGCCGCCGGTACCGCCTGCGCCTACGCCGGCTCCGGGTGCTGAGCCCGCCGCTTCCGGCGCGTCGTCGGCACCCCTTCCCTGGAACCCTGAGATACTCGCTGAGGCCACCGAGCTGCTCAAGGGCACCGCCGGTGACATCTCCACGAACGTCGGCAAGGTTTCGCACGCCGATGTGGTGAAGGCCGCCCAGGACCTCGAGGCCCGGTCCGATAAGCCCCGGAAGAACGTCCAGCAGCTGCTCGAGAGCACGCTCATGGGCATCGCTGCGTCCGGTCAGTCCGGCCAGGCCTAATCGATGACGCTCGCCGAGTTCATTGCCGTGATCCGCGAGATGCTCGACGACGAGGCTGAGCCTCAGCTGTGGAGCGACGACGCGCTCACGCGGTATCTCAACAATGCCGTGCGCGAGGCATGCATCCGCGCGCGCCTGCTCCGCGTCGATTCGGTTGATGATCCGGCCACGTGCGTCATAGCGGTCGACCCAGCTGCAGGCGGCCGGCTCAAGTTCGATAGCTCCATCCTGGTGCCGCGGAATGGATCCATCGTCGGATCGACGCACAAGCTCCACGCGGTTGCCTCGTATGACATGGACCGTCTCTACCCGGGCTGGGACGAAGCGCGTGATGAGACCGGCACGCCGCACTTCATGGTCATGGATCTGGCCCAGAAGTCGATACAGCTGTGGCCGAAGCCCGATCGGGCGATGACATTGCATCTTCGGGCCTGGCGCGTTCCGCGCGGCGACGAACTCCTCGTCGCGTCCACCGACAAGCCCGTGATAGATATCCCGGATATTGAGGAACTTCGGCACTGGGTGGCGCACGAGGCGTACCTGAAGAAAGATGCCGACGCCAACGCTGAGGACGCGTCCGGCACGCACCTTAGTCTCTTCGAGCAGCGGTTCGGCACCAGGCCGTCACTCATGGAAATGGCGCGGTGGGCGGACAGCCCTCCGCGCGTAAGGCACGTCCAGACCTTCTAGCGCTGGCGCTGGCCAGCTCAACCATACGGCGCATGAGTGCCGCCCCGAAACCGGAGCGATACCCATGTCAAATACCCTCTACGACTTTGGTCGCCAGGGCTTCCTCGAAGCGCAGTTCAACTGGTTGACTGACACCTTCAAAGTGATCCTGGTCGACACGGGCTCGTACTCGCCCAACTTCACCACCCACAGATTCCTCTCGGATATCCCAACATCGGCGCGCATCGGCACGTCTAGCGGCGTCGCGCTTACCAGCAAGACCACAACGGGCGGCGCGGCAGACGCTGCGGACATCACATTCAGTGCCGTGACCGGCGCGTCGATCGAGGCCCTGGTGATCTTCAAGGACACCGGTACCGAGGGCACGTCGCCGCTGATCGCGTTCATCGACACGGCCACCGGTTTGCCGATCACGCCCAACGGCGGCGACATCATCTGCACCTGGGACAATGGCACTAACAAGATCTTCAAACTCTGAGGTGTTCATGAAGCGGAAAGCGGTGCCGGCGCAGCCCGGCTTGGCGCAGATGGAACGCGACGCCCTCATCCTGGAGCGGGACTTCTGGGTCAACCAGGCCCGCACCCTCCAGAACCAGGTCCAGATGTGGCAGACCATGTACAGCGGCCTGCTCTCGGAGATCGCAAAGGGTGAGGTCAAGCCGGACGTTGCCGCAGCTGCGGACGTGGCAATGTCCGCGCTGCAGGCCCCCCTGACCGCTGTCGAGGCCGTGCGTGCATTCATGGCCCAGCAGTTGGAGACCACGCAGGGTCGATACACGCCGCGACACGCTGGCGAACCGCCCGCCCTGGAAACGTTGGTGACCGGCACACGCCGCCTGTTCGGAGGGAAGCATCGTGGCTGAAGAGACTGAAGCATCCGACCCGGCGGATCCCTCGCCATCGGCAGCAACGGCGGAGATCTCCCCGACGATGCCTGGGCTGACCTCGCCAGCTGCTGATCAGGTCATGCCTGCCGAGAAGCCGCCGACTCAAAGTTTCTCGCCGGCTGGGACGGACTTCACGTCGGTTGCAGCCATGCAGAAGTCGGCGCGCGATCGCATGGCACGGCTACCCGAGCATCCGCCCTTCCAGATGTTCATCGAGCAAGCCGAACCTAACGAAGCGCAGATCAACAGCGTGAAGTACGCCACAGAAAGGGGTATCGCTGCGATCGGCCGCATGGGCGAGGACGCCTTCATCGCATCGTACGTCGAGTGGTGGACCGCGAAGGGATACTGGAAGGATGAGGATCCGTTCGGGGCGAGAGCAAAGCCATGACTACCTCGAGCTCAAACACTGATGTTTACGCCGGGAATGATACGGACGCGCACTTCCGCCAGTGGGGCAAGACGATATCGGATCACCTCCAGGCGGTTGGCCTTGTGCAGACGGCCGACTCAGGGCAGGTCAACTGGTCTACGGTGAGCGTGCCCGGTAACAACAGTGTTGCCGGATACGAGATCTACGCGATGGCTGATTCCCTCGACGCGACTTACCCCATCCGAATAAAGATTGAGTATGGCCTCGGCGCCGGACTCGGTCGGCCGAACACTTGGCTGACTGTAGGGACGGGAACCAACGGCTCTGGCAGCATCACCGGCCTGAAAATCGGCCCGCTTTCGCACGACAACAGCAACAATATCAACCCTACTACGGTCGGAGTCTCACGTTGCTGTCGCGTCGATGGATTCGTCGGGGTTATGTGTTTTATGGGCATCCTCTCGCCAGGTAGCGGAAACAGCTCGCAGTCCCTCTGTCGATTCATAGTGACGCGCACAGTCGACGACTCTGGCGAGCCTACAGGTGATGGGTTCTTCCTGATCTTCAAGGACTACAGCCAGCGCTGCCCGGCTATGTATCTTTTCAATAGAAATCTGAATATCACCTCGTCGGCAACATACCACCACACCTTTCAGCCGGGCCCTTATAGCTCATCCCTCACGGACGATTCGCCGGCGAACTATCAAGCATTCAGCTCATACCTGTGCATCCCCAAGATGCGTCCGGTGTTCGGCGTCGCTTCCACCGTCCAAGCTGAGGTAGCCGCATTTTCCGAGTATTCGGTAGCGCTTGTCGGCATCACGCCGCGCAATTACATGAACACGGGTAACGATGGTTTCGGCGATCTGATGGACGGAACGGCGGTTTCGTTTCTGAATATGGGAATGCTTTGGGAGTAAGCCGTGCCTACAGGAGTTATTGCTGCACCACTCGCCAATGCCATCACAGGCAGGCTATGGCTTGCCGCCTCGCTTGTGGGCTGGCCACGGAACAGGCGGATGACGACGTACAACGAGACCTACCGCGCAGTGCCGCCATGGAGCGGTTTAGGCTATATCGGAGGCACCGCGCCTGATGGTCTCGTCACCTTCAACGGTACGGGTACTGTGCGGGACATTGCGTTGTTCGACCGGGCGACTGGATACATCGTTGCCACAACGACATCGGCGTCGGACGGCACGTACCGGTTTGACGGTCTGAGCTTAAATCGCGTGTTCGATGTGATCGCACGTGGGAGCAGCGATACGGAGAACGACATCATTGCCGCGCGAGTTACGGCAGCGATCAGCCCGCTGGTTGTGACGGGGAGCTTCCTCGCTACCTCATCCGTCAGTCAGGCGTATTCCAGCAGTCTATCGATCGACGGAGGGGTGCCTCCATACAGCAACCCCTTGGTTGCAAGCGGGTCGCTTCCGTTGGGTGCGTCGCTATCAATCGTACGCGACAGCGTAATCCTTTCTGGTGTCATGCCTTCGGCCCCCGCAACGTACGATTTCACTGTTTCGGTTGAGTCGAGCGACGGGCAGACGGCGACGTCGAGTGCGCAGGAGATCACGCTCACCGATAAGTACAGCTTCTGGCGGCTCAACATTGCTTCTGTCAACGGGGACAATAATGGCTCCGTTACGGAACTGGTCATGCGAGATACTTCCGGCGGCCCCAACCTTTGTGTTGGCGGTTCTGCCTTTTCGAGCTCCGACTTTTCATCGACGTTTGCCGCTGCATTTGCCTTCGATGGAAGCATAAGTTCACGCTGGGCAGCACAGGGAGCCTTCGGGTTCCCACAGATCATTGGGTACCATTTCACGTCGAGCGTAGCCGTCGTCGAAATCACCATAACCGCTGGTAACCATGACAACCCCGGCGTTCCGGCAACGAACGCTCCCGTCGTCTTCTCACTGGAAAAGAGCAACGACGGAAGCACGTGGCACACGGCGGGCTCGTGGACGACATCTCCAGCGACGTGGAGCTACCACGAAACGCGCACCTTCACGGTCTAGACCATGGCCATCTATGTGCCACCCACCGGGGATAAAGTCGCTTTCCCCTTTGCTTCGGGTACGCCATACGTCATCCCCGGCGGCGGCGACGTAGCCTTTCGGTTCGGTGGGACGCCTGGCAGCCTCTTTGCCGTCGGGCTCGATAGCAGCATCTTCGGCGCGGCTGTGCTCCGCAATGCGACCGCAGAGATCTTCCCGTCGGGCTGGGCCTCTGGCCTCGTCAGCGGGAACCTGGTCTTCACAAAGAGTCTTCTCGTGCGAGGCATTCCGCCCGGCGAGTTCGGCCAGGCCCTTCTCTATAACCTCAGCCAAGAGGTTCGTCTGGGTGCGATCGACGCCTTTGCCTCCGGCATCCCTTGGGTAAGCCTGGGGACGCGCCGGCTCACCGGGTTGACGATCGCCGACGCGAGTCAGTTCGGGACAGCAACGATGTCGGGCGGCGTCCGTATTGTGGACATGGCAGGCCTTGGCGTCGATCCGCCTGTACCTCCGTCGCCGGTCGTATGGTTCCAAGTCCGCGAGATCTTCCCCGCGTGGTTCGTTGCCACGCTATGGGGCCTGCCGCTCATGGACTTCCAGCACGACGTCTTCCTGGGAGGATTCGGTGGCGAGGTGTTTGGTCAGGCCGAGTTCTTCCGCCCCCGCTTCATCGTGGATATGCAGGACCTCGGCATCCGTGGAACCGTGTGGGGCGACACAACGCTTCGGCTGGCCAAGCAGTTTGTCGCTCCTCCAGGGTGGATTGGCGGCGGACCGACGTCGGCCGAGCAGTTCGGTCGCACCCAGATCTACAACCTGAAGCAGATCATCGAACAGCAGTTCGATGTGACGCCAGGCGATGGTGGTGTCTTCGGTGACTTCAACCTGGTCATGAATCGTAACCAGACGCCGCGGCCGGACGGACTGGCCGCCGGCAGGTATGGCACGCCAGACCTCCGCAACGCGGCAAGGATCGTAGCGACGCCATCTTTCATTGACTTCACGCTGTGGGGCGACAACCTGGTGGCGCCAGCGATTCGTGCCATCGCGTTCGTCGGTACCGAGACGACGATCTGGGGAAGCAATGTCGGTACGATCGTCTATAACGGCGCCAGGGTGCTAGCCCCCTCCGGGATCGATTCCGGGACGATGGGCAAGCCGTCGAGGGTGTGGAGCAACCTGCAGACCCTGCGGATCGTCGGCGCCGACCAGTCTGCGTTTGGACTACAGATGGTCGACTTCGCCATCCGCACTGTCAGTCCGTTCTCTCTTCCCGGGCCTCCGCCGTTAGGCAACGTCGACGTCGAGAACTGGATCCGCTTCGTTCGCGTGCCTGGCTTCGCGGCTGGCGGCGCCGGCGTACCCACGGTCGAGCAACACTTCACGATCATTGCACCGCGTTCCGCGCTCCCGCCTGCAAATGCTTTCGGCGAGGGCCGTGTGCGCAACGTTACGCCAGAGCTGCCCATCTTCGGGTGGACGGCGACCATGTTCGGCGCGTCTGCCATCCACAACCAGTTCGAACACTATGCATTCCAGTCGTTCGGCGGCGAGACGTTCGGCCGTCACGTGGTCAAGGACCGTCGCATTACCGTTGTACCCAACGGCGTGGGCCCGCTACCCATCTCGCAGCTACACCAAGTGCGCAATGTCACCCCGGATCCACCCTCGCAGCAAATCGTTGCACCGACCGGGACCAACACCAGCGCCATGGGCGTACCCGGCGTGCAGATCAACGTGCTTTACGCGTCTGGCCAGGACGCCTTGGTATTCGGAACCCCTCAGTTCGTCAACAACGGGATTCTCGTCAAGGGTATTACGCCGCCATACAACGATGTGACTGGTGTCCAGTGCGGCATCCCGACGTTCAACGGCACTCGATTCGTGTTTCCTGCAGGGATCGAGGCTCCCGCTAACGACCCTCTGGCCGACGTCGGGCCGCGCTACATCTGGGCGCCACAGGGTTACCCCTACACAACGGGATACTGGCAGGAGCAAGGGCAGCAGATGGACCAGGCCATGTTCGGCGACGAGCACCCGGAACGTCCCGTTTTCGGGAGCGCAGTGGTCACGCACCGCGATCGCGAAGTCCGGCTCACTGGCTCGTCGCATGGGTCGTTTGGAGCGCCAGGCCTGGTACAGCGACCGCTCTACATCCGTGCCCAGGGATCTACGTTCCAGAAGCTGGGCTTCCCGACATTGAACGGCGGCGGGGACGTTGGCCTCTACGGCTTCGACATGTCCGTATTCGGCAGCTACGCGGTCAATCACGCGGAGGACCTTGGCCCTCGCACGATCCGTCCTATTGGCTTCGACGCTGCGACGATGCCGCGACAAGATGTGCAGCTCTTCAATCGCCAGCTGCTCGTGACGGGGTTCAACGCCTTCCAGATCAGTCCACCGGCGGCGCCCGCGTGGCCACGCACGTCGAGCTGGATCAGCAACGCGTATGCGCCATTTCCCTTCATCGGGATCGACCAGTCCAACTTCGGCACCCCATGGGTAAGCAACTTCATCCGCTACCTCGATCCAGCTGGATGGCAGTCTGAGGCGGTGGCGGCCGACAGCCCGGGTTCGTTCCGTGACCGCATGCGGGTCACCAAGCAGTTGCGCATCACCGACGTTTCCGTGGGCTCCACCTCGGTGATGGGCGCCCCGTGGGCCTCGCTCGGGCGACACGGCATCGCGCCAGCCAGCATGGAACCACCGGGGATGGGACGCGTCGCGGTGGCACCGGTTTCACGGATCAATCCGGATGGATTCGAAGACGGCGTCTTCGGTGACCTGCAGCGCTGGGAGGCGGGCAAGGTGAAGCCGTACGGCGACGACCTGGCGGCATACGGTAGGGCAGTCATCGGCAGTGTCGTGCGCCCGACGGGCATGGCTGGGGCCGTTGGTTCACCTCGCATGGGAATGCCGGTGGGGCCCGCCGGCATCGATGAGGGCGAGATCGGCGCGCCGACGCTGGTGGCCAGTTGGTGCGGAAACCGCGCTATTGCAGTTCACGAGGGCGCCGCCGGCGTCTTCGGTCAACCCAAGCTCGAGGTCAGCACATGAAGAAGCCCGTCGCGATCGGTCCTTGGCCTCTCGGTATCGACAACGTCTCGGATCCGACGTCCGTCCGCTCGGACGACAAGGGCCGCCCGATAGCGCTGGTGGACGCGTTGAATGTCGACATCGACCGCAGCGGTGACGCGCAGCGCCGCCGAGGCCTCCGGCTCGTGGTTCCACTGCCCGGGCTGCATAGCGTGTGGACCGGTTTGCGTGGGACGTTCGGCGTCGCGAGATCGATCCTTTACCGTCTCACCGTTGCTGGCGCCACCGCGCTGGGCGACCTGCCTTCCGACGAGCCGTGTTCCTTCGCCGACCTCGACGATAGGACGGTCGGTAGCCAGCGCCTGGGCGTGTTTGAGATCGTGGGCGACCAAGTGCGGCCGCTGGCGCCTCCCGATGGCCCATTCCCTGACCTTGCGGCCAACGCGGTCGGCGGCCTGGTCGCGGGCCGGTATTCAGTGGCCATCGCATACGTGCGCGAAGGGCAGGAGGGGGCGCTGTCGGCTGCGCGTACGTTGACGCTGGCAGACGGGCAGGGCATTGCTTTGGGACCGCTCGACGTCGTCGCCGACGCGGACATGGCGAGGGTGTACCGCACCGAGCCCAATGGCGCTGTGCTGTATCACTGCGCCGACGTGCCACTTGGCCTGCCGACGTTCCTCGTTGGACAGGGCCAGCTCGGGCGCCAGGCCACCACCCAGTTCCTTGCGCGTCTGCCAGGGGGTAGCTTCATCACCGCGTGGCGTGGCCTGCTCCTTGTAGCGAGAGGCCGGACGCTGATCATGAGCCAGCCCATGAACCCGGGCCTGCACTCGCCGCGGCACGGCTTCGTGCAGTTTGCGAACCGGATCACCATGGTCGCAGCTGTCGAGGGCGGCCTGTACGTCGGTACACGGCTTGGCGTGCAGTTCCTTCGAGGCGGCCGCCCTGGTGAATGGACGCTCGAGCGCAAGGGCGCGCTTCCACCGGCCACGGGCGGCGTGGCGTACATCGACGGCAATCAGCTTCCAGCGACCTATCAGCAGGCTGGTCGACGTGTTGCCATCTGGATCGCCGGCAACGGATTTGTCCTTGGCTGCGACGACGGAAGCCTCATCGAGCCGCAAGGCGATCGCTTATCGATCGAGGCCTCCGGCACCGCTTCAATCTGCGCGCTTTCCCGGCGCGTCACCGCTACACTCACGTAGCGGACAAACCGCCGCCTAGTGCGGCGTACTACGTCACGTGGCGCATGAGTGCCCTTCATCCTCACGAGGAAGGCACTCATGCGCAACCCACTCCAGCTCATCCATGTCCCCGCGCGCCGCGTCAGTCGCGAGATCGAGCGCTATCGGCTCCACTTCGCCAAGTGCCTCCTGGGTGGTAAGTACAGGGTCACGGCCGCCGGGCTCATCATCGACGACGCACTCCATGCAGCGGGGAGCTACTTTCACCGACTGAATGAACGCGAGAGTGACTTTACCTGGGATCCAAACTTGGTCCCGGGCCAAGGTATCGCCACCATTCTGGCCATCACTTTTACGGATACGGCCAAGATTCCGAAGTTCTATCTTGGCCTCACCAACGGCGCTGCCGTGCCTGGTGACGGGCTGACGGCGGCGAGCTTCGCCGCGACCCAGGGCGAGATCGTCAGTACCTCCGAGGGCTACACGAGCGCTACGAGGCCGCAATGGGTGCCCGGTGCTCCGGTTGCCGGCGTGGTGTCCAGTGATGCGAACAAAGCGACCTTCACGTTCGCCAGCGCAGCCAGCGTCACGGTCACCGGCTGCGGCCTGCTGAGCGATAACGGGCGCGGGAGCACTGCCGGTGTATTGATGTCGGCCACGAAGTTCGACAACGCGCGTACTGCGTTCAATGGCGAGACGATCACGCTCGGCTACCAGGTCAGCCTGACCGACTGACATGCGGACGCCGGACGACGATGTCGCTCGTATCTCCGTGACCGGCGATCAGCGCCGCGGGCAACTGTATGTGCCCGCGGCGCTGGCGCTACTTCGGAAGACACAGGAACGTCGGCGCCTGGGGCATCTGGCCCAGCTTTCCGCCCAGGAACGGTTCGACGACGGCGCGTACGCGTACGTCAGCCTCGCCGGTGGAATCAATGCGGTGCACATCGTCGTCGGTGACGGGGACGAGACGCTCCTCGAGGATATCGCCACGCCGGTCGGCATCCCCGACTTCTTGTCGGGTGCCGTGCAGAATGGCTTCATCCAGGACGTCCCGGCCGATCCGCCGATCGCCGCCTACAAGACTCTGGCCACCTTTCATCCAACGATGAGCTGCGCTAAGCGGTATGGCCTCTCTGCAAACTATCAGCCGGTCCGACGGCTGGCGGTCGAACCATACAGCGTGTTCGCCGGCGACCTGGCCAATCAGCAAGAAAACGGCACGCGGGTGTACTCCCAGTACACCCGGCTGAAGCCGACGATGTACTCCGGGACCATGCGGACGCTGGTTCAGGCACTCATGGGCTTCGCGCGCAGCACGCTGCGAAAGGGTCATTCGTTCAGCGTCTACGACGAACCGCCGAAGCATAGGAATCAGCCGCGCGTCCAGCCGTTGACAGCGTACGACAAGCAGATCCTGAAGGCGGGTCTTCAGATCCGCTACGACTGGCACTTCACCCGAACCCACGGCATCGCTCGCGGCGCCGACGGACAGTTGTGGCTCGTCGAGATCGGGATCACCCAGGGCGTCATCGCGATGCCGTTGCCGGTGCACCCAGAGACCACAACGGCCGCGTTCCGGCAGCGCCTGGAAAAAGCCGATGATGTCGACGGCCTGACCCTTCTCGACCAGTTCGGCGGGTTCCCAACTGGCGAAGCCTTTCCGCCGTCCGAGCAACTGCCGGCGTGGATCCGGGCAGGGCGGATCCTGCGCCTGGTGGCGCACGACGACCTTCAGCCCTTCTATGCGCACACCGCTTACAGCCAGTCGATGGGCTGGGCATTCAACCGTCAGGGGGATGAGGCGCATAACACGGCATGGCGTTACGGCGACGACGACGTGCAGCGTGGCGTCCACTTCATGATTCCGATCAGCATTGGAGCCGTGCGCCAGGTGAAGCCAGCTGGCGCGCTGGACGCGCTGGCACGAGCCTTCCGCACGTCCTCGTCGACGGAAATTCGGGACGCTGCCATCTGGAAGCTTGCGCGTCTCGACGCGGACCAGCTTGATCACGCTGTCGGCGAGCTGGCCCGGTACGGCACCGCCGACGCACTCACCTACGTCGACGGCCTGGTGCTTGACCCTTTGGCGCCGGCGTCAGGTCATCTGTCGTCGGTCAGCGAGGGCACACTGTGGTACCCACCCCGGGCCAAGATCGAGACCGGTACCGTTGCTCGGTGGCCCGACGCCTCTCTCGGTCTCCTGGTCGCGCACAGCATGAAGCCGGCAAGCGAGACGGCCGCCGAGCCGAAGCGCTGTGACACGACGGTGCATGTGTTCTTCGCCGGCGACGAGCTCAAGTGGGTGAAGTTCTTCCGTGACTCTGGGTCGATTCCCGGCGGTTCGACGGATAACTTCGAGGCGTGCATGTACATCGGCCAGTGGTCGCAGCACGCGGATGGTGGCTCGGTCGCGGTCCCGCCGATGTTCTACACCAACGACCTGGACGATCGCGCCGAGCTTGCGGGTTCCACGCTGGACGCATCGATCAAAGGCATCGACCTCGGCTACTGCAGGATCGAGGCGAACGACGATATCGTGAATCCTTCCCGGGGATCTGCCGCCCGGATCAAGCGGTTTCGGCTGACCACGGACATCCGATCCGTGACGTCGCCTAGCCTTGGCACTGGCATTGCGGTGCCGTTCTACGACCGCGAGGCCGTGTTCTACGCCGTGCAACGGTCGAGCCAGGCCACCGCCCATACCGTGTCCTCGGCCTATCAGGAGCTGGCCGACCCCTGGTACTGCACCTACAAGCGCAACTTTCCGGGGTATTACGGGACGTACGTCGGCTCCGGCGAGCCCAACGACCCGTGGCGGCCACTACATCTGCAAGACGTCAATGGGTACGGGCCGAATGAGTACCGCACGGCGGATCCCAGCTCGCCTCTGTACGACAGCTCCGGCCCGTGCCGCGACATCGCGGACTCTGGGCCGTGGGCCTTCGGCGGCGACAACATCGACGCGAAGCTCTACTCGATCCCGCCGCCTCCGCTGCCGGCACCCGTCAACGAGCAAACCGGACCGACAGGCCACTACGACGTCTATTTGATCAGTTCGAACGGCTTTGGCGCCGTTCGCACCGCTGCTGTGAACAGCCTCTCGTTCGGTGAGTGGAGCATTCCATCGCCCGACAGCGGCGACGGTGAGAGCTCGAACCAATACATCGAGAGCACCGCAAATGCCTGTGGCACCGGCTCTGTTGCCCGTTACAGCACGAACCTCAACGGTGGGCTGGCAATCGTCGGCGGTCCGCAATGGCCCGGCATGGAAACCGGATTCCTCACCTACATCGGGGTGATCAATGGCTGATCAATGCATCGTGATCGAGGACCAGCTGCACGTCAGCGATGCGGCGTCCCTCGGCTTCTCCATTGTCGTAGCCGACCATCTGCAAGCCTCGGATGGCTTCGTGTTCAACCGCGCGATGTCGGTGGGTGACACCCTGCGGGTGAGTGATGGTGCCACCTTCCAGGTGACGATCGGCGCGGCCGACGCGTTGCAAGTGGCATCAGCCGCAGACGTAACGTTGACCATGCGTGCCGCGGCCGCCGACGCCCTCGTTGTCCGCGATCGGGCATCTATGGGTTTCAACGAGACAGTCGTGGACTCGCTCGTCGTGTCAGATGCCGTGACCGTCGTCCTTGGTATGGTCGCTTCTGACCGGCTGAGGGTAACCAGCGCCGCACAACCGCAGGTCAACATCACCCTTGCTGCGCGCGATGCGTTGACCGTGAGGGACCGCGCGACCGTCGCTGTCTCACTCGCGGCTCGCGACGCACTTCGGGCCGGCGACGGATACACCTTCGGACGTTCGTTTACCCTCGGCGATGCGCTCACAGTTTCTGACGGGCCGATTCTGGAAGGCAGCAAGCAGATCCTAGTCGCCGACGCCCTGCGTGTCCGTGACTCCGCTGCGGTGGCACTGCACAGCGTCGTGATCGTTCGCGACGAGCTCGTCATCGAAGATCTCGCGCTCCTTCCCGCTGGCGGCGGCGCATGGACCGCTAACACCGACACCTGGGCCGGAAGCCGCTACAGCGGCTTCGACCTCAACTCGCTTGCGGCGATCGATGGAAGCCTTTACGGGGCGGGCCCGGCGGGTCTCTACGCCATCGACGGTGCGGACGACGCCGGTGTCGCGATCGATGCCTCACTCCTCACGGACCAGCGTTCTGGTGGCCCGGAGGCCAGCTTGCGCCGCGGCGGCTACCTCTACGGCACCATGAAAACCGATGGCCTCATGGGCGCCCGCGTGTTCGACACCGCTGGTGGCCAGCGGCATGCCCATACGTACACGTTCGAGGAGCGTCGCAACGACGAGCTCGGCCCGATGCGCGTGAAGTACGGCCGCGGCGTGAAGTCGCTCATGTGGCAGTTCGAGATATTCAACCTGGAGGGCGCTGACTTCCGCACGGCGGGCAGCCTCTTGTGGGCCATCGACCAAGGTTCCCGGAGAGTGTAATGGCCGACCCAGTACTCATCCCTATCGTCAGCATTCCATCGGACGTTTACGACCGGCCGTACAGCATCGTGCAGGACCAGGTCGCGCAGATGAACGCGCGCGCGGACACTGCGCTGAACACCACGTACGACGAGCTGACGAAGCTTGCGAACGTGCAGATGCCGCAGGAGGGGACCCCGCCTGACCTCAAGCCTCTGGTCGTCACCGGCGGCGATATCGGTGACGTCACGTTACCCAGTGCTCAGCTCTTCGGCCGGGTGCCGGACTTCATCGCGCCGGCGTTCGAGGACTTCCAGTCCCTCATCGATGGGATCGGTACGGATGCGCCCCCGACGTGGGATCCGAGCATCATCTCGATCAACATCCCAGATGCGCCCGCGCCGATCGACTATTCCGGCGCCCCTGAGCGGCCGGACATCGCCGCGGTCGTGCTGCCGGACGCGCCGGACACGACAATGCCGGCGGTCGATCAACTGCTGACGATCGATATTCCGGACCGGCCCACGATCACGTTGCCGACGTTCGACGCGCTCGTGCCGACGTTCGATGATCCGGTACCGGCTCTCGGGCTGGACTGGGCGGAGCCGACCTACAGCCCTACCGTCCTCAACGACGTGGCCACGACGGTTCGCGCCATGCTGGCAGGCGACTTCGCCATGCCCACGATCGTCCAGAACGCGCTATTCGGTGCCGCGCGCGAGCGCGAGGACATGACCGCGCACAAGGCGACGCAGGATGCCTTCGACGATTACGCCGGCCGCGGCTTCTCGATGCCCCCAGGCATGCTCGTGGCACAGGTCAACGCCGTACGCGAGGCGAATCAACTGGCGGTCAATTCGCTCAGTCGTGACGTCTTTACCAAGGCGGCCGAGTGGCAGATCGAGAACCTTCGCCAGGCCGTGCAGCAAGGCATCGCCCTGGAGACGGTGCTGATCAACCAGTTTGACAACATGGCGCGCCGCAGCTTCGAGCTGGCGCGGCAGCGTGTGCAGGTTGAGTTCGATCGCTACAACCTCCGTGTGGCCGGCTTCAACGCACAGATGCAGTCGGTCGACACGTTGGTGCGTGTGTTTCAGACAAAGGTCCAGGCGGAGCTGTCAAAGCTGGAGATCTTCAAGGCGGAGATTGAAGCCGAGCAGCTGAAGAGTGGTGTGAACGAGGCGACCGTGCGGATCTACACCGCCCGCCTGCAGGCGCTCAGCACCACCGTCGAGATCTTCAAGGCGAAGGTCGACGCAGTCCGGGTCGCGGCCGACCTCGAGCGCGGCAAGATCGACATGTACCGCGTCGACGTGCAGGCCTGGTCCGAGAAGATCACCGCGGAGAAGACCCGCTTCGATGCCTACGCCACCCAGGTGGCCGGCGAGTCGTCGAAGGCCAACATCCTCGAGGCGGAAGCCCGCGCGTTCGCATCCACGGTGCAGGCCTACGAGACCGGCAACAACGTGAAGATTCAGACCGTGCAGGCACGGCTGCGCGCGATCGAGACTGGTACATCGAAGTTCCTCGGCCTCCTGCAGGCGGAGCGCGAGCGCGTGCAGGCTGGTGTGTCCCAGCTGCAGGCGTCCGTTTCGACCTTTGCAGCAGATACCGGTCGCTATTCCGCGCAGGCTAACTTCGAAGCGCAGAAGGGTGAGGTGGCCGTGCGCGCGACCGAGGCCAACGCCCGGAACAACGTGGCGTACTTCGAGGTGCTCTCGCGTCAGTTCGACTCACGCATGCAGCGAATGATCGAGCAGGCCCGGATCCTTCTGGGTGCGATTCAAGCGGCCGGCGGCATGGCCAGCCAGCTTGCGGCCGGTGCCATGAGCGCGACGCATGTCGCTGCCTCGATCTCCGGGAGCGGCAGCGCCAGCCTCAGCGCCAGCAACAGCTACAGCGTCAGCAATTCGCTCAACAGCAACGACGACGATTCTTCCTCCTCCTGACCCGGGAACTCGCCATGGCCACGACCTCGCTCCTCCGCCGTCCCAGCCCTCTGACCGACGACGACGTCACCGCCGGCGCCAGTGTGCCGCCCGGGCCCGCGGTGCCAACAGATGCGGCGGCACCCACGCTTACGCGAGCGCCCTTGGTATTCGGCGGCGCCCAGGCGTCAGACGCCCGCTCGATCGGCGCGCTGGCCGACGCGTCGGTGGGAACGCGTGTCGGTCGCGCCATTGGCGGCGAGGGTCGCGACGTCATCAACGGGGGTGTTGACCTGCTGAACTCCGGCCGCAACGTCGGTACCGGTATCGTCAACGCCATCACGTCGCCTGTCCGATATGGCGCGCCTATCGCGCGCGACGTCTACAACGGCATTGCCGGAAACCCGGAAGCGCCGGACTCGGGCAACCCGCTCCCGGGCGTTTCGGCTGCGCCTCTGTCGAGGCCCTTCGGGGGACCCGGTACCACCGCCGGCGCAGGCGGAGCCAATGCATCGTTCGCCGGCGTTGCGGGTAGCGTCGATACCACCGCGCCTGCCCGCGGCCCTGTGGATCCGAGCGTAGCGAGCGCGACGCTACAGCGGCCATCGCTGGCAGGCGTGTCGGGTTCGGCGCTTGGCACTTCGAAGGGTGACCTCCCGAGCGATGTATACGGAGGTGCGCTTGCCGTCGACGGCAAGCGTCTTCCGTACGGAGCGATGGTCAATGGCGTACCGACCTTCAGCGACGGCAGCAGCGGGATTCCCGGCGTCGCAGGGAGCATCCCCCGCACGATGACTGACGAGACCATCAAGGGCCTCGGGGCACGGCTGCAAACGGCTCCCGCTCCTAAGGCCCCGTTGGCCAGCGACGTCCTCGGATATACGCCCACCTCGGAGCAGGCGGCAACCCTGCGCCAGCCGACGGCCGTGCCCGTCACGGGTAGCCGACCGAGTGCGGCGCAGTTCGCCGCTTCCGACCGCGACGCGATCGCCAGCGGTGACTGGCGGAGTTCCGCAGGCACCGTGGCCAGCAACCTGCAGAAGGATGTTGAGTACGCAGGCACGCCGCGTCTTCGTCGCGCTGCAGCTGGCGCTCTCGGAGCGCAGCTCGCCGGCAGTCTGCGTGCGGGTGAGCAGGCAGCCGCTGGCGACAACGAGGCCGCCAATAGTGCGGCCCAGCGTGCTGGCGCACTCGATCTTGAAAACCTACGCGGACAGTACGGTCTGCAGCAGGGCGCACTGGAGACGGCGCGCGCCGTCCTCACGCGGCAGCTTCCGCAGACCACGCTTGCAGACGGGACCATCGCTCAGATCGGTGGGAACGGAGTGGTCACGCCCACGCGCCTCCCGGACGGCACGCCCGCGCGCACGGCCATTACCCGCGACGATTGGGGCACCCGTCGCGAGAACGACCTACTCGACCAGTTGGGCAAGGGCGTCCAGTCGCAGATGGAAGAGCACACCAAAGCCCAGGCACTCCTACCGGAAGCCGAGCGCACGCCAGTCAGCCCCAAGCAGATCGCTGACTGGCGCGGCCTGCAGGCGCGAGCGATCGGTTTGCCACTGGTAACCAACCAGAAGTCGGGCGAGCAGATGGTCTTTCTCAACGGGTCGTGGAGGGCGCTGTAATGGATGGACTGAATGCTGCGCGCCCGGCACCGCCGCCGGGGTTCGACTACCAGCACGACGACGACCCGGCACCCGCGGCAGCTGTCACGCCCAATGCGCCAGCGGCCACGCCGACGTTGACGCGGCCGACGCCCACCGCCATGGCATCGTCGGCGCCGGCAGGTCCGAGCGTTCTCACGCGTCCCGCGGCACCGGCCGGCTTCTCCTACGACGCGCCGGCGGCCGACACGCCGAAGCCCGCGCCGAAGGACGACGGCTACGGGCTGCTGGACATCCCGAAAGCGCTCGTAGGTGGCGTCGTCCATGGCGTCGGCGCAACGCTACGCGGCGTGGGCGAGGCCTCCGACACGCTCAACCCGACGAGCATTATCTCGCGCTCGCTTATGAGCGACGACACACCCCAGTGGATCAAGCGCCCTGGAACAGCGGTCGGCGACCTCATCGGGTCGCCAATCGAGAAAGCGGGTGACTGGATCAAGGGTACCGAAAGCGACAAGGCCAAGGCGGCGCAAGAGGCTCCGCTGGTTGAGGGCAAGCTGCTTGACCCTAAGACCTGGAGCTTCGGCGAAGGCGCATCGTCTCCGATGAACTGGACGCTGAAGGGCGCCGACATGGTCGGCAACCTGGCGCCCATGTTGCTGGGCAGCGAAGCGACTGCCGCGAGGGCCCTATCGCGTGCTCCGGGAATGACCGCCGATATCCTCGCCGCCGTACGGGCGGGCAAGGTCGCCGAACTGGCACCGGAGGCGCAGCAGATCGCCCAGGCTGCACTCACTCGTAGCGGTCGTGCATCGGTTGCCGCTGGCGCGGTTACCGGCGGTGTGCAGGGCGCGGAAGACGCGGCCCAGGGCGAGTCTCAGCGTGTTCAGCAGATGTCGGATGCCGACCTGCAGAAGCTGCCGGCGTATAGCTCGATGATTGCACGCGGGATGAAGCCGGAGGATGCGCGCAGTGCGCTAGCCGACCAGGTGCGCAGTCGTGTGTTCGCCACGACGTTGCCGGTGGCCACCGCCGCGGGCGCCATCACCACGGCACCGTTACTGCACGAGGCGCAAGGCACGTTGGCCAAGGTAGTCGGCGAGAGCGCATTGCGCCGTGCTGGCGCCGGTGCGGCACTTGAGGCGCCAGTCCAAGGCGCTATCGCGGTCGGTCAGAGTGCCGCTCAGACCGCGGCGTCCAACAGTGCGACGGGTGAGAATCGGGATCCGCTGGCGGACTCGCTAGCGACATTCGGCGCCGGTGCGCTGCCTGGTGCTGTATTCGGCGGCGTGGGCGGCCTTCATCGTCCCACGCCTGGCTCACTCACCGAGGCGGCCACCCTTACACGCGCGGCGTCGGCAGACGGTGATCGCGTCGCGCCGGCATTGGCCCGCGCCGAGCGGGCCCCAGTATCCGAGGAGACCTCACCTGTCCCTGTCGCCGCGGATACGCGACCGACATCGCCCGGCTCCGCCAGCACGACGCCGGGACCGATCGATCCGATCATTCCACCGTGGGTGAACCCCGAGACGGGCGAAGTCGGCGTGCCTACCAAGGATGACCTGGTCGGTGCTGTCGCCCAACAGATGCAGGCTCAATACGATGCGGCCGGCCACCTCCGCATCAACACCAATGCGCTCGCGCAGGCATGGGGCGTCGACGCTGGCGACGTGAGACGTGCGCGCCAGCCTGCACAACGGCAGGCGCTGGACGCGATCGCTGCGAGCGAGCGGGCAGCAGCCGAACCGCAGGCCGCGTCCACCGCTGCAGACCCTGGATTCGACGCCGAGATGGACGCGCGTGCTGGCGCAGGAAAGGAAGCTGGCCAGGATCCGCAACGATCGTTCGACGACATCGAGCGCGATATGAATGCTGGCCTCGATGCGTCGCGCGACCGCCTGTCCGCTGCACTGGGTGAAAAGCCTTCGGCTGCATCCGCTGACGTGGAGGCGACGCCGAGTGGTGACAAACCAGCCGGTAGCGTTGACGAAACCCAGGGAAGCGTTGACACGCCGCCCGATTCTGTTGACGCAGGGGGTGTAGCCGCCGAGTCCCAGCCTCGTGCCGACGCGACCGACCAGCCGGATGGAGCTGGCGCACCTCCCGCCGCAGATAGCAACGACGCACCGATTCAAGAGAACGTGGCGCCTACCTCGGTGGCGTCGAGCGATGGCGAGGATGGAACAAATCCGCCGCAAAGTGGAACAAAACCGGTCGAAGCCGGAACAAAAGAGCCAGAAAGCGGAACAAATGCAGCGGATCGCGTTCCAGAGGCGCCTGCCCGAGTGCCTGCGACGGCCTTGGAACGGGGTGATGCAGCTGGCACCCGTGCGGTGATTCCGGAGCCGACGGCCGCGGCGAAGCGTGCTGACGGCGTGCGCGTAAAGACGACTGACGGTGAGATGACCGGTAAGCGGTTTGTCGACAGTCGCGTGGCAGACGGGTTCACCCGCGTCGAGAGCCAGCGCGCGGGCGACAAGATGGTTCATCGGCTCGTGAACGACGCCGGCGAGAAGACGCCGCTCCCTGCAGGGATCCTTCCTTACGCGCAGGAGGCGATCGCGAACGCACGTGTTGCGGTGAGGGATGCGACGGCGCGCAACGAACGCAACGCCGCCGGCACCGAGTCTACCAATGCGCCGGCGGCAAAGCCGATCGCAGCACGTGCGGAGGCAGCCCCGGAACATCCCGTCGATGTCGCTGCTGCAGAGGCTGCTACCTCGCCACACAACGATCGCCCCGAACCCACGGTGGCACAGAAAGAAGCCGGCAACTACAAGAAGGGCCACGTGCAGATCCACGGCCTAGACGTCAGCATCGAGAATCCACGCGGATCTGTACGTAGCGGTGTCGACGCAGGCGGGAAGCCCTGGTCCCACACGATGAGCGACCACTACGGCTACGTGCGCGGCACGGTCGGTGCCGATGGCGATCACGTCGACGTATACGTTGGGCCGAAGCCTGAAGCGCGCCGCGTGTTCGTCGTCGACCAGATCCACCAGGACACGGGAAAGTTCGACGAGCACAAGGCGATGATGGGCTTCGCCAGCAAGCGCGATGCTCTCACTGCCTACCGGAGCAACTTCGACAAGGGCTGGAAGGTCGGCCCGGTGCGGGACTTCACCATGGACCAGTTCAAGGCCTGGCTCAAGGATGGAGATACGAAGAGCCCGGCGGTGGAGGCACCGGTGATGCCGGCGAAGACGGAGAAGCCCGCCGCAGCGGTACCTCCGCCGGTACCGAAGGCGCCAGCAGTTGCAGCTCGTCGCGGCGGCATCGCCACGAACGGTGCTCGCGTGCGCGTCGCCGGCGGAAAGCTGGAGTACGTGCCGCATGCGAGGGAGACGCTCGAGGCGTACTTCAAGCCTGGCGAGGTCCGGCCTGGCTATGCCGGAAAGCAGAAAATCGATGCCTTCAACTGGAATGACGGTCGGTGGAATGTCACTGTTCACTCGGTTCGTGACGACGGCTCGGAGCTTCCGGCGCGTCAGGGTGAGCAACGGACGCATTCCACAGCGCCGACATCGAGGGATCTTCGCGCGGTCCTTGGCAAGCCGGAGGTGGCGGCGAAAGAAGCGACGCAGCCAAAGACAAGGAAAGCAGCCGTCGCGAGGGACTTCAGCTTCGCCGGCGAGTCCGCGCGTACGGCCGACCACGATGCCCTCGATCGCGCCCGCGACCGTGAGCGCGAGGGCTTCGACACCGTCCCGGATCGCTTTGGCCATCGAATGGGCTCCGTAGAAGACACGCACGCTGAGACCGGCTGGCACAGGGGCGCTGACGGCAAGTGGCGCTTCGAGATCGACGACAGCAAAGCGACCGTGAACTCGTCGATCGCCGATGAAGCAACACACCTTCGCGAGGCTACAGAAGCGAGCGACAGGGCGCTGGCAGCACGAACCGCGGGCGACCAGGAAGGAAATGCTGCCGCGACTGAAGCAACCCGCGCCAGCACAGCCGCAGCCGCAAAGGCGGCGACCGCGACGGTGGGCGACGTGCTCAATCACCCGGATCTCTTCAGGGCATACCCCGAATTGGCTAAGGTGCCACTCAAGATCAATGGTGAGATGACGCATTGGGGCGCATACGATCCCAACCGCAACCAGGTAATGATGCGCCCGCCGGGGGACTATCCGAAGACCGGGAATCGCTCGTTCAAGTCGGTGCTGTTGCACGAGCTCCAGCACGCCATCCAAGAGAGGGAGGGCTTCGCCAGGGGCGGAAGCTCGGCGGAGTTCGCAGAGCCACTCCTGCGCCAGCGTGAAGCCCTGCTGTCTCGCAAGGAGACGATCGAGCAGATGCAGAAGAACGCGCAGGAGGTTGGAGATACCGCGCGCGTTCAGAGCCTCGAGGTCGAGCGCCGAAGGGTCGACGACGAGCTTAACGGCGCTCGCCTGCAGTCTGAGGAGAGCGTGCGCAGCGCCGCGTCCGAGAAGTACCGACGTCTCGCGGGCGAAGTCGAGGCGCGTGACACGCAGCGTCGGCTGGACATGACGGCGGAGGACCGCAGGAACACGCCGCCAACCGAGACGCAGGACGTTCCACGAAGCGAGCAGATCGTTCGCTTCCGGGACGGCGCCGGGTCACGCTCGGAGGGCGACGCGGCCACGCCGGCGCAGAACGAACATGCTGAGCGCATGACTGAGGTGGCCAGGGAAGCGACGAAGGCTTGGCACGGCGACGACATCCCCAACGTCGAAGTGGTGGCCACGCCAGAACAACTGCCGCATTCGGCGAAGGTCGACCCCGTCACCGGAGAGCCGGATCCGAGCTACAAGCGGGCCAGTGGATTCCACGACGGCAAGACCATTTGGCTGGTGGCGAGCGCCCATGCCGATGACGCTGCCGGCCGCGCGAGCCTCTCGCGCACGCTGGCGCACGAAGCCGTTGGCCACTTCGGTATCGATCGCGTGGTGAATCGCGAGCTCGGCGCCGATGCCTGGAAGAAGATCGAGACCTCCGTGCTGCGTCTCGAAAAGGACGGCGCCGGCGGCAAGCAGATGCAGGACATCCTGGGCGAGGTTCGTCGGCGATATGGCGATGTCGACAGTGCCACGTTCGCTCGCGAGACGATCGCCGTCATGGCAGAACGTGGGGTGCGCAATGGGCTGATCGACCGTGTCGTCAGCGCGGTCCAGGCGTTCCTTCGCCGGATCATGCCGAACCTAAAGCTGCTTCCTGCGGAGCTTCGTCAGCTGTTGGCGCGCTCGAGCGAGTACCTGGAACGTGGCGAATCGTACGAGGAGCGCGTCGAGCGCCAGTCGACGATGTCGTTCTCTCGCGACGGTTGGTCCGAGGACTTCCCCGACGTTGTCCTCGGCCACAAGCTCGGGACCGTCCGCGAACACCCGGACTACGCGGCTGCCAAGGCGGGCGACGATGCGGCTGCACTCCGTCTGGCGCGAGACACCGTGACGAAGGACTTCGCTGACCGCGTGAAGGCAGCGATCCCGGAAGGGAGCGAGCCCACGATCGTGCCGGTGGTGGCCAGGGAGGCGACGGGAAACAACCGGATCCCGGTCATGGCTGCGGAGGTGCTGGGCAAGCGGCTCGGCCTCGAGGTCGACCACGGGATGATCCAGGCCGAAAAGGTCGGGCGCGGTGCTGGAGATGCGATGCACCGGTTGGCCAACCAGCCCACGTTCGAGGGCAAGGTGACGCCCGGTAAGGACTATGTCCTTTTGGACGATACCCTCACTCAGGGCGGGACCCTGGCGCAGCTGAAGACCCACATTGAGCGTGAAGGCGGCAACGTGGTGCTGGCTACGTCCTTGACCGGCAAGGAGTACTCGCGCAAGCTTGCCCTGGATCCCACCACTCTTGGCAACGTACGTGACCGCTTCAGCCGCATCGAAGGTTGGTGGCGTCGGAAGTTCGGCCATGGCTTCGACGGCCTCACCGAATCCGAAGCCCGAACCATCCTCACCTACGACGGAGGCAGGCTATCGCCTGACGCCCTCCGAGATAGAGTCCTTGCGCGCCGAATCCCAGGCCTCCGCGAAGTGGGCGAGGGAGCAGCTGGCGATCGATCCGGAGCTCCAGCACCTGGGCCCGGCGGGCGGGAAGAAGCCGGCCCAGTAAAGGACGGGCCGCCGAAGCCCCGCTCTGACTTTTCCCTGGACGACCGCGGCGAACGCGAAGAGCCAGGCACCACGCGTCGACCCTTCAGCAAAGCCTCCGCCTCGATCGAGTCGATGAACGAGGTCATGCCCAAGCTCGACGATGGCGCGTTCCAGCGTGCGAAGGAATGGGCGAAGGGCAAGTTGCTGGATGCCGAGCCGCATCTTCTGGGTGCACTGCAGCTACGTCACGTGCTGGAACTGGCCAGCGATACGAAGGTGCTAAAGCGGCACGCTGATTTCTACGCTGACACCTTCCAGCGCATGGATGCCGATCGCAACACCATGACGATGGAGGGTGCCGCCAAGGCGGACCGGCTGAACAAGTGGTCGTTCGAGCACGGCCCGGCTGGCTGGGCGGGCAAGCTCACGGACGAGGCCAAGAGCCTGTTCAAGTTCATGCATGAGGTCACTCAAGTCACCGTCGACCCGACGAGCGACTATGAGCGGCTGCTCATGCGGGATGACCGCGGCGAGCAAACGCCATGGACCGAAGATCTTCGCAAGCAGCGGATCAAGACGCTGCAGGAGCAGATGCGTGGCCGTGCCGGCGACGACAAGACGGCGCTCCTCGACCAGATCAAGGATCTCCGGAAGCTGCCGGCGCGCGAGAAGGCGCGCGAGCTGAAGTACCCGGAGCAGGTCGCCAAGTGGAACGCCCTGTCGCCCAAGGCGAAAGAGATGTTCACCATGATGCGCGACCACTACCGCGAGACGTCCGAGCGCCTCGAGGAGGCGACGCTGGCGCGCATCCAGGCTCTGGATATCCCCGAGCAGAACAAGCGCGCGGCCGCGGAAATGGTCCGCACCAACTTCGCCGACAACAAGGTCGGCGGCGTGTACTTCCCGTTGGCGCGCTTCGGCGACTACTGGATCGCCTCGCGCCTGCCTGGCGAAGACGGGGAGGGCGGCGAGTACCACTTCACGAAGTACGAGGATGCCTACAAAGCGCAGCGTGCCGAGAAGCAATTGCAGGCGGCTGGCCACACCATCGAAGCGACCGGACGGCAGAATAAGGACTACGAGACCCAGAAGCCCGTAACCGGCACCTTCATGGGCCAGCTGACGGGCATGCTGCGGCAGGGCGGCGCGCCGGACAAAGTCCTGGACGACATTCACCAGATGTTCCTGCGGACGCTGCCGGAGTTGTCTCTGCGCAAGAGCGGGATCCACCGCAGCAACGTGGCCGGCTACACCGACAACGTGCCGCGGATCTTCGCCAGCAACGTCCTCCACGGCGCCCACCAGATCGCCCGGGCCCGTTACGGATACCAGCTGGAGGACTCCATGGAACACATGCGGGCGACGGTGGAAGGTAATCGGCCGCTGATGGGTGTTGGCCAAGCCGCGCACGCCGACGCGCTGGTCGGTGAGTTGGCCAAGCGCCACCAGTGGATCATGAACCCGACCAACTCGAAGCTAGCGACCATGATCAACTCGGTCGGGTTTGCCTACTACCTCAGCGCCTCGCCGGCGTCCGCCCTGGTCAATCTCTCGCAGGGGGCAATGGTCACGCTACCGGTCCTTGGCGCACGCCACGGCTGGCCGGCTGCGATGCGCGAGATGGGATCCGCTACCCGGGATGCCATGCGTACGTTTGGCAACATCCGCAAGGTGCTGACCACGGACGACGAACGTCGGGCCTTCGACACGCTCGAGGCGAACGGTACGTTTGCGCGTACGGCGACCCACAGCCTGGGAGGCATCGCCGAGGGCGACGCGCTCAAGATGAACCCGGCCTACGCCAAAGTCATGACGGCGATGGGCTACATGTTCCAGAAGGCCGAGGTGATCAACCGAGAGTCCGCCGGCATCGCCGCGTTCCGCCTGGCCACGAAGGATGGGAAGAGCTTCAACGAAGCGATCAAGTACGCCGACGAGATCGTGAACGGCACGCACTTCGACTACTCGAATGCGAACCGGTCCCGGTGGATGCAGGGCAACGTGCAGAAGGTCCTGTTCCAGTTCAAGAACTACGCCCTGGGCATGAGCTGGGTGCTCTATCGAAACCTCGAGCAGTCGCTCAGAGGCGAAACGCCGGAAGTTCGCCGCGTGGCCCGTCGAACGCTGACAGGCGTGCTGGGTATGACCAGCCTGTTCGCCGGCATCATGGGCACGCCCATCAACAACCTTCTGTCCGCCGGCGCGAATGCGTACCACGCTGCCACGGGCGACGACGACACGCCGTGGGACTTCAATACGGAGTTCCGCGCCTGGCTCAGCGATCACCTTGGAAAGACCGCTGCGTCGGTGATCGCCGACGGCGTCGTCGACCAGCTCGGTGCGAATATCTCTGGGCGCGTCGGTACCAGCGACCTGTGGTTCCGTGAGCCCGATCGGCAGCTCGAGGGCGGCCCGGCCTACGACCAGTTCCTGGAATCCATGGCCGGCCCGATCGGCGGGCTGACGAAGAACCTGTTTGTCGGCTCGAACATGGTCAGCCAGGGCCACACGGAGCGAGGTGTCGAGACGATGATGCCGACCTTCATCAAGAACGCGATGAAGTCGGTTCGCTTCGCCAAGGAGGGTGTGAACAACCTGCGTGGCGATCCCATCGTTCCGGACGTGTCCGGTCCGGAGAAGCTGATCCAGGCGTTGGGCTTCCAGCCCACGAAGATCGCGGAGCAGCAGCGCATCAACAGCGCGATGATGGGTTACCAGCAGTCTGTGCAGGATCGCCGCCAGTCGCTCATGAATGCGTTCGCCATGGCGACCAACAGCGGCGACAGCGGGCAGCGGACGGAGTCGCTGGCAAAGATCCGGGCCTTCAACCAGAAGTATCCGGAGATCTCGATCGGCATGGGGAACCTGCAGTCCTCCCTGCGCCGGCGCGCCCAGCAGTCGGTACAAGCCGAGAACGGGATCCAGCTCAACAGGAAGCTGGCGCCTCGGATCCGAGCTGAAGTGGGAGGCGCGGCAACGAACTAGGCCATTTCGTCCGCCCTACAGGGGGTAACGAAAACAACGTATTGCGCGGCTGGTGGCCTGGTTCGGTGGATATCACACGGAACTAGGCCACCGGCCGCGCCATAAGCGCGCGCGGAAGGTTCCGCGTGAAGGACGTTTTCATTGGTGGAGACATAGATGGCACAGCCGATCGTTCCTTGGCTGGGTGGCAAACGCCGCCTGGCAGACCGTATCTTCAAGTTCTTTCCGCCCGATCACTCGTGCTACGTCGAGCCGTTCGCCGGCGGCGCCGCGCTCTACTTCCTGAAGCAACCGACCGACGTCGAGGTACTTAACGACATCAACGGGGATCTCATCAACCTGTACCGGGTCGTGCAGAACCACCTCGAAGAGTTCGTACGCCAATTCAAGTGGGCGCTCAGCAGCCGGAAGGTGTTCGAGTGGCTGAAGATGACCAGGCCGGAGACGTTGACCGACATCCAGCGTGCGGCCCGCTTCTACTACCTGCAGCAGAGCGCCTTCGGAGGCAAGATCGAAGGGCAGAGCTATGGCACCGCCACGACCACGCCGCCGGGGCTGAACCTCCTCCGGATCGAGGAGACCCTCTCCGCCGCCCACTTACGCCTGGCCAACGCATATATCGAGCACCTGTCCTGGGCAGCGTGTGTCGACAAGTACGACCGCGCGCACACGCTGTTCTTCATGGACCCTCCGTACTGGGAGACGGAGGGGTATGGCGTCGACTTCGGGTGGGAACAGTACGAAGCCCTGGCAAAGCGCCTCGGCGAGCTCAAGGGCAAAGCAATCGTGACCCTGAACGATCATCCGGCCATTCGTGAGCTGTTCAAAGCGTTCCACATCGAGCAGGCCGAGCACACGTACACCGTGGGCGGCGGCGGTCGGGAGAAGGCCGTCAGCGAGGTCCTGATCTTCAGCTGGGATGTCGTGGCCGAGCCGGCAGGGCTGTTCTAACCACTGGCTGGCGCAGGAGTGCCAGCGTGCCGCGCTCCATCTATCCTGTTCCGATGACTATCACCTGGATGCCACCCGCCCTGGAGTTCGCGCCTTCCTTCGCCCAGATCGATGGGGCGATCGTCGGCTACGTTACACAGACGGCCCATGCAGACGGTAGGTGGCTTGCTCAGGTTCTGCCGAACGGGCCCGGTACCGCCGGTTTGCACTGCTACGCGGGGAACGAGGCTCGGGCGAAGAGGTTCGTCGAGCGATGGTTGAAACACCACGCTCCGGATACGACGACGTGGGTCGGCCGAAAGCCCTTTCCGCACGAAGGGAACGTGCTGCCGCCAAGGAAGCCCAAAGGCAGCGACGATCGGTCATAACTTGTTGGCGTCAGACGCCTCGCGGGCCTTCCACTCGGCCAGGCGCTCCTCTTGGCACTTCTCGCAGCCGGGACCCTTCACGATTCGGCCGCCCATGCGTCGATGCGTCTGGTAGTAGACGTTGTGCTTGAGGCATGGGCGGGATTCTTCGAGCAGCTTGCGGTCGGCAGCGGCGCGGATCTGTGCACTGGTTTGGGGTCGGTTGAATCGCTGGCGCATGGTGCCTCCTCGGGGTCGGGGAAGCGTTGCGCAGGCGTGTCTCATGGGGCGATTCGGCCGGCCTGGGATGCCTAAAATTGCCGGGTTGCTTCTCGTGCCAACAACGGGTTACGCGGGGGTCTTGCCTAAAAAGATTGCTCCACAAACGGCGCGGTTGAGCCGTTGTGTACCTGACTCGAAATCAGGCGTTGGTGTAAGCCAACCGTGGGTTCGAATCCCACCCTCTCCGCCAGTTCGCAGAAAAGCCCGCCAAAAGCGGGTTTTTTTGTGGGCGGAGAAAAAAGCCTCGGGTCACAAATCGGGTCACACGAGGCCCCGATGAAGCTCAATCACTACCTGTTCCTGGCACCCTCCGGCACCTGGCATTTCCGCCAGCGTGTCCCGGCTGACCTCATCCGTGTCTTCGGATGCCGGTTCCTCAAAAGGTCCCTTCGAACCCGTGACCCCCTGGTTGCCCAGCGTCTCGCGCTGGGGATGGCCGACGCGTATGCTCAGGCCATCAGACGAGCAAGGGGAATGCACGTGTCAGGGGAAAGGATTCCGTCGGTGGCGACTGCCATCACGTCCGCCGAGGACAGCGAAAAATACACGCTCACCATCAAGCCGGATGGCACCTTCCAGCTGCAAGCCGAGCCCGGCCCAGACCATGTGGATGCCATGGATGCGGTGTCGAAAATCGGGCCCATGCTGTCCGAGCCTTACATCCAGAAAATCATGCGGGAAGCCCGGACTACGGTTCCGGTGCCTTCGCTCCCTGCCAGCAACATTCCGACTTACCCCATCGGCAAGGTGGTGGCGCAGTGGTTGGCCGACATCAAGCCGAACACGTTGCGGAAGACACTCACAATCAAAGCCGCAGCCGTCGAAGGCTTTGCAAAACACTACGGTGAGAAGAACCCTTTGCACGAGGCGGGACGGCTTGATGTCGGAAGGTGGGTCGAGGCGCTCCGCGCATCGGGTCTCCAGACACCGACGATATCGAACAAGTGCGGCTATCTCAGAGGCTTTTTCGACTGGGCCAAGGCGCGCGGCCTGTATCCGGCATTTGCGAAAGACGACAATCCGGCTGCGGGGCAGGTCGTATTCCGGACGAAGGAAAAACGCGCCCGCCGTGTGCTTGGCTTCAAAGCTTTTAGCATCGACCAAATCCGGATTCTCTTTTCACCCGAAGCCCTCGAAGGCTTGAGTGAGGCAGCACAGTGGGGTGCATGGATTGGTCTCTACACCGGCGCCCGCGTGGCGGAGGTCGGGCAGTTGGCGTTGACTGACTTTGTCGTTCAGGACGGCATCCCTTCGATTCGAATCACGAACGAGGGCATCGGGCAGAGCGTCAAGAATGACGCCTCTATCCGCACCATTCCCATCCATCCTGCGCTGATTGAGCGTGGATTGTTGGACAGGGTCGCAACGCTAAAAGCATCGGGGCAAACAAGGTTGTTCCCGAAAGTGAAGCTCGATGGCGTCAACGGCGCCGGCAACTGGCTGTCGAAAGCATTCACCCGGCATGTGGAGAAAAGCCTGGCGTTGCCGGAAAAGGGCAAGTTCGGTTTCCACTCCCTGCGAAAGTCCGTTGTTCAGGGGCTGCAGACAGCAGGGGTGTCGTCAGAGCTGCGTGCCGCCTATGTCGGGCATGAGTTGGGGGACGAACATCACGGGGCTTACAGCCGGCGGCCAACGATGCGGGAGTTGCTGGTGGAAGTGTCAAAGATGGAGTGGCGGTCGCCATGATCAAAGAATCCGTGGATTGGGTGGCCGTAACCTTGCACCTTTCGCTGCTGATTTCAGCAGTAGCATTCTTTCTTCTAGCTATGAGTTTTTATTGGTCTATGAAAGAAAATGTCCAGACGTTGCCATACTTGAAGTGGAAGCAGATAAGTAAGGCTGAGCTTGAAAACAGGGAGGTGTTGAAGGGCTTTCTGGTCTCGCTGATGATATTGGTGGGCTCAACACAGGTTGCCTATGTCGCACTCAGCTATTTTGAGTATGCGACTAGAAAGGATGCATACGAGTACCTTTCTTTTGCATCGCCGGCTGAGGGCGCCCTCATCGTCGGCCTTGGGCTGTTGGCTGAGCACAATAAGCTCGACAATGTCATGCAGCTCGCGGTTTTCAGGTACTACTTTTATTCCGTTCTTGCGCTCTCATTCGGCTATATCGGTTACGTCGCTTCCCATCCCGTCCCAGGTCTGTATCCGTGGATAAGCTGTACTTTGGGGCTTTTACTCTTACGCTTCGGGTGGGTGCGTGCTGTTGACGCTGCTCTGCGAGGCAAGACTTCTGGACTTATCAGGATGTCCGGATTCATCTTCATGGCTGCAGCCGTGGTTGCCCAAGCAGCATTTTGGTTTTTTTTTACATCGAAATGATTGCTTTGATTCCCTGAGCTGCCAGCCAAATAAAAACGAAGCTGTAAAAGCTCAGGAAGACAAATCGACCCGCACGGTCAAGCTGGGTCCCATTTGCATTGTGCATATGTGTGTCCGCCGTTAGTCCGTTTGATACCCATATATGCATACCTGAACCTGGGCGGCTGTCAACTGGCAGGCATAAACGACTTAGTGCAAAAACAAAGCGCGTTTT